GCCACGGCCGCAGCGTAGCCGGCAGCATACGCCTCGGCGTTGCCGATCTCGGCGACCTTCACGGCAGCCCGCGCGAGGCGGGCGTCAATGGCAGCATTGACCGACTTAAGGTCGGCGGCTTCTTTCTCGATGTCGAGGATGCGCTGGGCGCGCTCGGCGTATTCCGGGCTGTTGGCGGCCTCTTGGGCGTCTACGAGTTCCTTGGCGAGGACGGTGGTGTCTGTCATGGATGACCTTTCTGTTGGGGTTTAGAAGCTGGAGAGACCGATGCGTTGCTCGACCTCGCGCGTGTACGCGGCATCGCGTCCGTAGCGCCGGTCGTTGATCGCAGCACTCTGCTCCGTCAGGTTCGCGAACGGCTTGATCGGCCCTGACCCGTCATTGCTGCGGGACTGGACGTAGCTTGGGCCTTCGCCGGCCATCTTGGCTCTCACTGCCGGGATCATCAGCTTGATCGCGGCGGTGTCGCCTTCGTAGAGCGCCTTGTCGAGCGCCGTGTTGAAGGCTTGCTGCTCGCCGTCTTCGAGGTTTTTGGCCCCCCAGGCGATCAGCGTATTGTATTCGTCAGCGCTGCCTGCGAGTGATTGGACCTCGTTGGCGCGGCTGGCGATGATGGATTGGACACCAGCGTAGAACAGCTCGGTGACTTCGGGAGTAATCCCGAGTTTCGTCAGGTTCGCCTGGGTCTCGTCAGTGAGCTTACCCTCGTTCGCTTCCCACTCATGGGACAACTTGGCGATGTCCACCAGGGGCGGCTGCTCGTCTCCAGAAGCGGGCTCGTCCTCGCCTTCCTTGGGTTCCCCTTCAATAGCCTTCTCGTCCGGCTTTTCGTCCGCAGCCGGATCGTCTTTCGACTTCCTGCCGACGAGCTTCTGGAGTTCGATGTACGCTTTCTCCAGGTCTTCAGCGGTGTCGTACTTGCCTGCGAGCTTCTTCGGCGCCGGCTGTTCGTCCGGCTTCGGGTCTTCGGCGGGTTGATCCACCTTCTCCACGAAGAGGCCCTCTTCGAGGCTCTCAAGGGTCGGGCCGACGTGCAGGCCCTGGTCGTCGATGTTTGCGGTGTCCATTAGGCTTCCTGGGGTTGTTGCGTGGCTGCGCTGGCGAGGGCACCGGCTGCGGGGCCGGCTGCGCGCTCGGCGATTGCGGCCGCCTGTTGCTGTTCTTGCTGCTGTTGGGCGCGGAGTTGAAGCTCGGCGTCAGACACGAGGGCTGCGGATACGTCCACGCCATGACCGTTGGCGATCATGGTGATGATCTGATCGAGCGAGAACTTGCCGGGCATGGTCTGGAGGATCGGGCCGAGCTGGGTCACGTCCTGGAAGAAGCCACGCAGACGCACGAGGCTCTGGCCACGGCCAAGCGCTTCGACACCTGTAATGATCTTCGGACGGATGCTGTTCTTCGGGACCTTCGGGAACCTCCCTTGGCGCTGCATGCGGTTTGTCCACAGGCGAACGATGGGGAGCTGGAACTCAGCACCGAGGAGGGCGTAGTAGCCGCCAAGGGTATCCTCAAGTTCCTGCGTCATTACGCTGATCTCGTGAGCCGTCACGCGCTCGCCGCTACGCTGAACCGAGGAGTGCATCAGGAAGGCGCGCTCAAGGCGATTCGTGACCTGGATCAGGACACGCTCCGCCACGGCGAAGTCAGCGTTCTTCTCCACGCGAACAGCGCCAACGTCTTCCGGGTTGCCCGGAACGTAGTCGCCGTTGTCGCTCTCTTCGAGGTCGTCGATGTCTGTCATGCCGGAAGGCTTGACCAACCACTTAATCATCGCGGCGATCATACCGCCCTGGACGATGGACATTGAGAGGTCTTCAGCGGACTTGAGGTCTCCGAAAAGTTCCTCGACGTAGGCTCGGCCGTAATCTTCTCCGTCCACGGACACCATGCGGAGCACGAGCCACGGGTTGTTTTCTTCGGTGAACCTGCCTCGGGTCTTAGGGACCTCTTGGCCCAGGACTTCCTGCCAGGAAGCCCACGAGTTTTTGCCCGTCCGCTTCAAGACGGTGTAGATGTCCAGCTCCTCGCCTTTCTCGATCTTCTCTTGATCGGAGACGCGGTCTCGGGCAACATCCTTAAGCCACGCTTGCGGAAGGTCCATAGGGTGCACGGCTTCCTTGACGATGAGTTCGACCACTTCGTCGTTTCCATCGCGGCGGACCACATAGCGGTCCAGCGGGAAGCCCTTGATCTTGTCGCCGACGTACAGCGTGTAGTTGCCGCCCACCAGGAGGTGCTTGAAGGCGCGGAAGGCATTGTTACGGAGGGCGGATAGTTCGATGTCTTCTAGGACATCGTACTCCATCTTCTGGAGGCGGGCCTCAATGGCGGCCGCTGCTTCGCGCTGCTCGTTCTCGTCGAGGCCGAGAAGCTCCTCTCGCTCCTTGGCGCCCATTACGAACTGGAAGAAAGGGGCGTTGGCCGGAAGGAGCGCCATGACGAGCTTGGCTGTCAGGGCGTTAACACCAGATGAGCCGATGGATTGCCAGGGCTGGCTGGTGGTCGCGATCTGGTCCTTTGAGCGCGGCCGGTCGCTGTCATGGGGGTAGAGGGCCGGGATCGTCAGCTTGGCGCATTCGTGCGCTCGGCGGAGGAACTGGTTGCGGTTCGTCGATAGGGCGGTGTATCGGCTGGCGAGGCTTTCTTCCGCCTTGGCTGGCGGCTTAATCGTCATGCGCCCATCCTTGCGATGTTCACGCCTGTGCGTGCACCGGATATACGGATGTCAGTGCGCAGGGTGCGCCGGCTGCGGGCGGTGTTGGCGAGGAAGGCGCCGTCTCGGGAGGTCTCGCGCTCTTGCATGCGCAGGGCGTCAGCGGTGGGGAGAGGGGCGGCGGGGGCCGCTCCCGGCTGGGCGGCTTGCGTCGGGGCCGGGACCTTAATCTTCGGTGGGCACACTTCGGCGGGCCTCCTTGTCGTAGAGCTGTTGAAGCTTGTCGAGCACCTCCTGATGCCCCACAAAGCGTCCCTGCTCGAACGGTGATACCTCTGCACGAGGAAGCCGGTCTGGGTACGCCTTGCGGAGGATCGCCAGGAAACCAGAGGGAACAGTAGGTAAGTCCATGAGTGTCTCCTAGGGTGGCTGCATCCAGCTTGTCTGCTAGGGTAGGGTTTTGGCTACCCGCCGTTACGCTCTCTGATTTCCTTGAATATTTCTTCGAGAACGTCTGGGTCATCCATGCGGATGCGGTCGTCGATCATCGTCCCGTTTGCGCGGGCGTCGAGGAGGATCACGAGGTTGCTTGCGGCGGCCGCCAGGTGGCAGATGCCCGTATCCGAAGTGACCTCCTGTCCGGCCATGAACAGCGCCATGTGGCGGAACGCGGCGTCGAGATAGACACGGGCGGACACCGGCTGGTCCCTCCAGTTGGCCGGGCCGTACTTCTCGGTGCCGTCCCGGAAGGGGGCGTCGAGTTGGGCCAGGCCGGCGATGGGCAGGGCGGAGATGGCGAACTTGGGGCCACCTACGCGGTCCTTTGGGTTGATGTCCTTGGCCACGGGGGCGGTGATTGGCACTCCGAAGGCGCCCAGGAACGCTTTGTTCCTACAGCCCTGGTAGGGCTCGGCACCACAAACGGTGCAAATGGTTTCGGCAGGGTCGCAGGGGAGAACGTCAGACATCAGACCTCGCAAGTGTAATTGTGGGTCGTCGGCGCAAGCTCGACGAAGTTGCCCGGCGCCAGGTAGTGCACCGGAGTGTGAGGGTATGGGGTGGCAAGCATGGGTCTGCCGGCCAGGTCGGTGATGAGATAGCCGCCGAGCGGCAGGGGCCTGCACGAGAAGCCCTCCGTCTGAAGCTTAGTCAGCCTTTTCCTTTGGTCGGGGTCGGGTACCATAGTTTCACCTCTTTGGTTTTCGGGTTGTAGTCTGAGGCCCGAAGGATGCGGGCCACGCGGGCTTGGGAGAGTGCGTACTCTTCGTCGAGGCCGGCCTTGTCGTAGGCGGGGACAATTACATCCATCCATACCGAGAAGACCTGCTTGTCGGAAACTTCGGAAGGGATCATCTTCTCTGCACGGACCATCCCGAGGCCGGGGCATCCTGGGTATCCGTCAGTCCGGTCTCCCGCGAGCGCTTGGATGAGGTGCCAAGCGTTTGCCTGTCCGGGCGTTACCTCGAACTCCTCGTCCTTCTGCGGATTGTAGTGCAGGCCGGGAATGCAGCGCATGTCTTTATCGGACGACACGATGACGGTATCGGGGGCGCCTGCCTTGTGCGGCTTCGTGGCGAGGATGCCAAGCACGTCGTCGCCCTCCAGAGGGGAAACACTGCGGCCGCTCGGCTGTTCGGATACCCACTCGCGGAGGATCGGTACGAGGATCGGCTTGATGCCTCCCGCCCGGTTCGACTTGTAGTCCGGGTACACATCTTTTCGCCAGTTGGCCGAGCCGATGGTGACGGCACTGATGCGGTCGCTCGCTGCGAGGCGGGTCATGTAGTGCTCGACCACTTCCTCGAAGGCCACCTGGGCAGGCTCAAGGTCAGCCGTCCGTGTCCAGAGGAGCGACCCCTGGTCCCCGTAGGGCCACGGGATAGAGCGCTCGTGCCGGGCAGCGACCTCGTAGATCGGGATGTCGGCGTCAATCAGAAGGGTTCTCATTGGGATGCAGTGTCCAGTGCGAGCATGAGATTGGGGGCCACTCGCTTCCACTCGACGATGGCGTCGATGGCTACTTCGAGGACGGCCGGATGGAGGAAGCCCTTGCGGCGGCCGCACGCTTCGTACAGACGCCTGAAGTCCATCGCCGACCCTGACAGGATGACAGTGACGGTGGCCGCCATCGGGTAAATGGAGAACGCCTCGCCGACGTTGACGCCATCCGCCAGCATGTCACCGGTCATGGCTACGCACTCACCTGCGAGGCCTTCGAAACGGATTTCATAGTCCGCGCTGTCGGGGTGGTAGAGGTGGCTCTCTGCGGGGTTACTGCGGTGGACCCCGGAGCCGATCACTTCCTCCCGCTCGATGGTCACGAGGCGGGCCTTGCCGGGAAACGCCTGGGTAAGCTGAAGGGCTGCGATGGCCGGCAAAGGGGTGGCGAAGGTCAGGTGCACGGAGCACACGGCGTCGGCGCCCAAGCGGGAGATGGTGTCCCGGAGAATGGGGACTCGCTCGTGATCCGATAGGCTGGTGATCTGGTCGTAGGTGAAGAAGTTCAGAAGGACTTCAGCCTCGGGTGAGATAAGGTTCATTTTGTCAGCCCTCGGAGGGACCACAGGACCTCAAGTCCTGATGGCGTAATGAGATGAGTGTCGGTGTAGGTGCTCGGCCCTACGCGGGTCGTGAGGAGGGAACGTTCGGTGGCCATAGAGATGACCTCGGCGCGCGCCCGTGCCATATCAGAGCGGGACTTGATCCCGCCCTGCCACGCCTTGTCGAGAACTTCCACGAGACCCGCCAGAAGTGCGGGTTCGAGGATCACGCGTCAGACCGCTCCTGAATGGTCGCCTTGTATTCCAGGCGAACTGTTACGCTGTCCAAAGACAGGATGCGGGCCGCTGCGTTCACATCCAGTGCCATGCGGGCGTCTGGGGCCTCTCCGGGCGGCGTGTCGATGGAGAAGACAGCGCGGAAGCCCGCAGCTTCGCTGGCACGCATCGCGTCTCGGAGGTTTTCTAGAGCGCCTGCCACGGCCTGCATGTGGGGGGCCGAAGCCTGCGCAATGAGCTTTTTGAGGTCCATCAGTGGGTCTCTTTCCAGGATGATCCGCATACGGCATTGGCGCGCAGCGGAATGTTGAAGTTGAGTTGTCGTCCTGCCTCTTCGATGGACCAAACGGCGGCTGTTTTGATAGCCTCCTGGTGTTCCGGTCGGCAGGTGATCTGCATCTCGTCGTGGACGTGGGCCACCATTGCCCAATCCGCACCCCACTCCAGGCCCTCTGAGGATAGCCGTTGGTAGAGCAACACAGGCGCGAGCTTCATAGGCACGGCCCCGGCGTTTTGCAGGAGAGTGTTGAGAGCAGCGTGCTGGTGCCGCACGGGGACGCGGCGGCCGTCGATGCCGCGAACGTATCCGTTGGCCTTGGCGGCTGCCTTGACCGCGCGGATCAGGTCGGCCAGGCCAGGGGTACCCTTGAGGAACTTGGCTTTGAGGGCGCCGCCCTGCTCCGCCGATCCACCCACAATGGAGCCGATCTTCTCGTTACCTGCGCCGTACAGGAAGGCGTAGATGAACGTCTTGGCTGTTGCGCGGGACGGCAAGCCAGCGGCCTTCTGGTTCATCGTGTGGATGTCCGTGCCCTTGTCCTTGTCGCCCTCGTCAACGGCCTTGGCGTATCGTCCGCCGTCCCGCATGAAGTGGGCGAGGCAGCGCAGCTCTAGGCCGTCCGCGTCGGCTCCTATCAATACGTGGTCCTCATCAGCCTCGAACAGGTCGCGGCATTCGGCGCCGTAGGGCACCTTGCCCTTGGCGTTCTCGATAGAGGGGACCTGCGCGATGTTCGGGTATGAGTGCGTGCAGCGGTGCGTGATGGCCCCGAGCGTGTTGACCGAGCCGTGAATGCGGCCGTTCTTCACGAGGCGCAACCACGCTTGGTTCCCATCTGCGAGCTGGCCCAGGCGTTTCTCCAGCATGAAGTACTCGGCGAGGGCCTGCGCGGGCGGGTACGGGAGCGCGGAGAGAACGTCGTCGTCGATGACCGGCTCGCCATTGTTCGTAAACTCGGCCGGCTCCCATCCGTACAGTTTCTTGAGGCGGTCGGCGATGTGCATGCGGCTGGCCGGGTTGAACACCCGAAGTTCTACGCGGTCCTGCGTGGTCTCGGGGTCGATGCCCTCGTAGTATCCCCGCTCGCTGACCGTTTCGTACACCTTGCGAACCGCCGTCTTGCCGTTCTTGAGGTGGACTTCGGCGGTCTCCCCGGTGTCGATCTTCCGCTCACGGACTTCGGAGCCAAGGTCGCTGGGGACCCACCTGGTCATCTTCTTGTTGACCGCGCGGGGTCCCAGGTTGACGTACCAGGGCTTGAACAGGCCGAGGAGTTCGTCGTACAGGACTGCCTTGCGTTCCCGCAGTTTGGCCTCCAGCGCGCGGGCCTTGGCCTCGTTGAACCGGAACCCGTGCCGGTGCTGCTTGAAGATCAGCTTGGCGAACTCGTGCTCGATCCAGCGAGCGCGGTCGCTCTCCTGGTAGGCAGGCTGGCGGACCAGGAGGTCCCAGAGCTTGGCCGTGACGCGCACGTCCTGCCCGCAGTACGCCTGCATCTGGGGGTTCCATGCCGTCCACGGATCAATGCCGGCCTGCTTGCACCACTCGGTGTACTCGCCCTTCATCTCGCCGAGGCGGTATCCCCAGGCTTCGAGGCGGTGGTTTCCGATCTGGCTGCCCGGCAGTCGGGGCGTCCGGCCCATCGCGATGTCCCGCTCGCGGACCCGGAAGTCCGTGTCCTTGATGTCCCCGAAGAGGAGCCGCGCGAGGAGCAAGGTGTCCTCGACGTTATCCGTCAGGGTGATCTCTGGGTGGAGCTTCGAGATGACCGGGAGGTCGTAGTTGATGATGTTGTGGCCGATCAGCTTGTCCGCGCGGGAGAGCATGCGCAGGCCATCGGCGATGGTGTCGTCGAAGATGTCCGGGTCCTTGGGCGCCCCATCCTGCGTGAAGTCGCAGAAAGACAGAAGCTCTCGCGATGCCACGTCCATGACGACGAGAGAGTGGATAACCGAAACGTCATCGAGGAGGCCGTTCGTTTCGAGGTCGAAGAAGAAGGCTTTAGTCGAACTCGTATCCGTATTGGGATTTGAAGCCATAGCTCTTGCTGTCCTTTGGTTCTTCAGGAGCATCGCACTCCTCTTGAAGGGTGGTCAGCGGGTCGTAGTAGAGGTGGAACGTGCGGCCGGTTGAGCGCCCCGAGAGGCGGTCCTTGACGATGCGAACGGTGGACGTTCCTCGGGTTCGCGGGTCGTCGTGCTGCGTGTTGCGCTCAAGGCCCCACATATAGTCCGCGTACCGCATGATCGCTCGGGAACCCGTGAACTGCTTGGCCTCGACGCGGCCTCCCTCCTCGTGGGCCGGCCCGGTTGCGGGGGTGGTCAGGTGGGAGAGGAACTGAATGTCGATGCCGAGCTGGGAGGCGAGCGCCTTGGCGTCTTTCAGGAGGCCGTCGAGGAACCGGCGCTCGTCCTCAGCGTCAGCCGAGAGGAGCGTCAGGTTGTCGATGTAGGCGGCCTTGATCTTGAACGCCTTGGAGACCCAGCGGAGCCATGTCTTGATCTCGTCCCACTCCACGGGGAGTACCCGGTGATCGTAGATCAGGAGTTGGTTTTCATAAGGGGCCAAGAGGTCCCTGAGTTCTTTCTCCGTGTACTCACAATCCGGCAGGAAGTATGGCTTTCCCGCGAGCTTAGCAGCGATGCGCTTGGGGGTTTCGGTGGGGTCTTGTTCACCGTGGAGGACCGCGATGGCGTGGCCCTCCCGCAGGTCATTGGCCTCCATCTCGGTGAAGATGTCTGTCTTCCCAATGCCCACGCCCGCGCCGCCGATCCACACCTGCCCCGGCTTGGGGCCATAGGACCACTCGTAGATGTTCTTGAGGCAGGCGGGCAGTGAGCGGCCCCAGGTGACAGGCTTGCACGCTTCCTCAATGAGGGTGGACAGGGAAGCTACGCCGTCAGGCCGGTAGGGCTTGGCCTCGTACACGGCGCTGGTGATCTGCGCGGTGAGGCCAGCCTGGAGGAGGGCGTTAGGGTCCATTCCGTCCGGCATGTGGGCGATGAACGCCTTGCCCGGTGAGAGGATCGCGGCGCACTCTCGGGCGCCTGCCCGGCCGGGAGCGTCACCGTCGAACATGAAGACGACTTCCTCGAAGGTCTCCAGCCAGTCCACGTTCTGCTCAATGGCCTTCGTGCTGGTCGCGCCGTCCGGCACAGACACCACAGGCCACTTCAGGTCGAGCACCTGGGCGACTGATAGGGCGTCGATCTCGCCTTCCGTGACGACCACGCGGCGGCCCCCTGCGCCCCAGGCGTGCTGCCCGAAGAGGACCTTCTGGGCTTCCTTCGGCCCGCGCCATCCGAACTTCTTGCCAGCCTTGCGGACCTTCTGGGCGACCACCTCGCCGCTGCGGTTCCGGTACTCGGCGATCTGCACAGGCTCGTCGTTGATTGTCGCCAGCTTGTAACCGAGCTTGCGAAGGGACTCGACGCGGAGGCCGCGAGACGGGAGGTCAGCGTACTGACCACCTGTTATGAGTTCGGCCATGCGGGGTTCATCTTTCCTTGGAGACGAAATGCCCGCGGAACCTTTCGATCCCGAGGGCCTTTCATTGTGTTTGCAGCCGAAGCAGTGGGCGGAGCCGTCTGTGTAGCGGGCCAGGTTATCCTTGGAGCCACAAGCCTGGCACGGCTCGTGTCGAAGGAACTCAGCCAATGCCGGCCAGCCGGTCGAAGAGGTTCGTCAGACGTCGGAGTATCCGCTCTCGGAATGAACCTACTGGCGCTTTGTAGTATCGAAGCCAGAAGAAGTGGGCTAAGGGAATAAACGTCCGGTAACGAAGTGGTTTACGCATCAGATGGTTCCTTTCAAGAGTTCCCGGACATCGAACTGCGGGCACTCTTTGCCGCCGTTGAGGTCTCGGTGGCCGCACACGTCTTCGATGGTCGGGACCTCTTCCTTGAGGTCTTCGATCAGTTGCATGAGGGCCGTCAGTTGGCGGAAGGTGAAGTTGAAGCCGCCCTTGCCGCCCACCAGGCAGATGCCGATGGAGGTCGCGTTATGGCCCGCGACATGCGCACCGATCTCGTCGAGGGTCTCACCGTCCCGGTCGGTATCCCGGCCGAGTTCGATGGTTCCGTCCCGGCGGATCACATAGTTGTACCCGATGTCCTTCCAGCCGCGCCCTTGGGGGACCGGGAGGGTGTGCCAGCGGCGGATTTCCTTGGCGCCCACGTCTGCGGAGGGAGGCGTGTCGGAGCAGTGGACGACGATCTTCGTGTACTTACGGTTGGACATCGTAGAGTTTCTCCAGGTGGGTGACGAGGGCGTTCTGGCGGAGGGCGCAGATGTGGTAGTCGAGCGCCCAGGAGAGCGCCCAGCCATCTTCGAGAGCGGCCTGTTCGGACGGCGAGAGAGCGCCCCAGGCGTCTTCAGCGATCTCCGGCATCTCCAGGCCGGGGCACCGGATCATCGCCGAGGCTGGCAGGGCCGGCAGCGGCTTGGACTTCTCGATCACCAGCGGCGGGGCCGGCAGCGGCGTACTGGTACAGGCGCACAGCGTCAAAGCTGCGGCGGCAGTCAGCGAGAACAGGGATGGAAGGTGCACGGTGAAGCTCCTCGAATGTGGTGGAAATATTGCGCATGTCAGATGCGAGTTGTTTCTCGGCGCGGGCGGCCGCCCGATTGCCTTCCTCGACGGCGGCAAGGGTCTTAGCGTTGAGCCGCTCGACTTCCGCGAGTTGCTTGGCGTGCAGCGCCTCGCTCTGTGCGGCGCAGATTGCTGCTGCGTCCGCCTTGCCGCGCCGGTAGGCCGCCCCCTCGACGAGGAAGATCACGAGGCCGACGATGGAAGACACGAATAGGATCGTTCCGAAGTTTTTCAGAAGGGACATGCGGAACCTTTCTTGTTGGCTGCCATCAGCGCGCGGATGCGGGTGAGGGAGGCGTGGTTGACGGGTTCCCGGAACCACCTTGGATCAATCTGTTTGTCAGCGTACTGAAAGCCCTTGGAGGCGCACCAGTCTGCGTAGGTGGTCCGGGAGGTCTTGGAGATCGGGGCTGCCGAGCGGGAGAACACGAAGCGGATGTCGAGGTCCGGCTCCTGCTCCTTGATGTAGATGTGCTTCTGGCGGTCGCTCGTGAGGAAGCGTCCTTTGCCTTCGATTATGATCCCATTGGGGAGCACAAAGTCAGGGCGGTAGGTACAGGAGCGGGAGAGCCTCCACGGGATGACGAGTTGTTCGTACACCACCGGGACGCCAGCGCCGGACACTTGCGCCTGAAGTTTCTCCTCAAGCCCTGATCGGAAGCCGTGTTTCAGGCCCACCTCTCGGGGCGAAAGTTTACTCAAAATCGTAGTCCCCGCCTTCGCCCTCGCCCTCGCCGTTCGTTTCGGTGTCGGCATCCGGGTCCTGCTCGACATAGCCGCCCTCGACGGCGCTGAAACCGAGCGCGGAGGCCGATGCGCCGCCGCTGCCGGCCGCCAGCTTGATGACCTGTACGCCTTCGAGGTAGCAGGTGACGGAGCACTCGCCCTTCGGGTTCGACCATGCCTGCACCTTGACGCCGAGGATGATCTCGGAACCGCCGTAGATTTGCGGATTGGCCGGCTTGCCCTTCGCGTCGAAGATCGGGACAGCGCGCGTCCACTGCTTGCCGGTCTTCTTCGAGGTGCCGGAAGCTTTCATCTTGGCCTTCAGGACGAAGGCGCCGGTTTCGTTACCGTCCTCGTCGAGCTTCGGTGAGATCGGGAGGTCGGCTTCCTTGGCCTTCTTGCCCTTGAGGGCCTTTTGGGCCTCCTTCATGGCCGCCGCGCGCATGTCCGTGAACTGACGGATCAACGGCTCTGCGGTATCAGCGTCGATCTCCAGGTCCACCTTGTACACGCCGGCTGCTTCGAACTTGGTATCCGGCTTGTTGAGCCAGGGGTAGCGCGCGATGCCGCGCACGTTGATGATGGTGTCTGCCATGTGTCAGGCCTCGTATTTGTTGAATGTGTAGTTGAGGTCGCACCCCTCGGCCTCAGCGTGGGCCAGGATGTCGGTCGGGATTTCGTAGCGGGTGCGGCCGGCCTTCAGGAGGCGGATCACGCGGCGCGTTGCAGGCATGCAAAGTCCTCTTCGGGTTGGTCTTCGTCGTCTCCGACCTCCTCGTCGTCGTCCTCGTTGAGGGACTGATCGGGGAGCGGACTGTCTTCATCGCCGCCGAGATCGGACGAGAGGTCGATGGGCGGGAACACAGTTAGGTCGCTCACTTTGTGAAGACCCTCATTTGGCGCATCTGTTCGTGAATTTCAGAGACAGTGTCCGCGACGTAGGTAGTGGTGGTGCTAGCCCCGCCGCTGAGGACAACGTAGGAGCCTTTTTGGTCCGCCAATTCGCCGAAGCGAAGAACGGTGTCGGCGCGGACGAGAAGTGAATAGCCGGTCGTCGAGCGGAGTGTCAGGAAGTCCTTCAAACAGCGATCTCCTCGCGGATGTAGCTGCGTAGGGCGGTGACATAGTTGTCGTCCTCAAGGCCTTCCGTGCGCAGCATGTTGGCGGCCTTGGTCATGATGTCGGATCGGTCGAGGTTCTTCTCCTCGGTGACGGCTTCAAGGACCAGGCCAAGGGAAGCGATCAGGTAATCGAGTTCCTCGTTCTTGATCGCGTCGAGGATCACGAAGGCCAGCCGCGAGACGTGTGGCCGGCGAAGGTTGGAAAGGTCGAGCTTCATCGGCTGTCCTTCTTGGCGGCGTAGTGCGCCTTGTTGAGCCACATGGCAGCGGTCTCCATGTGTGTGACGGCGATGGCGATCTCTCGCTTGCGGGGGCTGTCGATAGCCTGCGCGTCGAGGCACAGGTCTTCGATCTTTCGGGCGATCTGGTAGGGATGCGCGGGCCTGCGGGAGGGCGGGTCGTCTGGGTACTGATTACCCAAGTCTGCGCCTACAACCATCACCGGGGCCTCCCTAGCGCAGTGCGGACGGCGCCCATGCTTTCGCCGAGGGCCTTCGCGATCTCCCGGAGAGACATCCCGGTCTTCTCCAGAGCACGCGCCGCGATGACCTTGTGGCCGGTGATGGCACGCGGGCGGCCCCGGCGCTCGGTCGGTACGAGGGCCAGGCCCCGCTCCCGGTCCACCACGCACTTGTACGTGTGGCCGACTTCAAGGTCGGCGAGGTCGAACAGGAGGTGGATCATCTCGCTCATCCGGCAGGCGTCTCTGCGCCGGGTGTCTCGCCTTCCTCGGTTCCCCTGATGGTCGGCGCTCCGTTCTCTGCCTCGTCTTTCGAGTAGTCCTTGCCGGCCTGGATCAGGAACTTGCCCAGCTCGATGAGGCCGCGCGAACTGATGCCCGCGTCGTTCGTGACCGTAACGGAGAACCGGCGCGACGGGTCGGGGCGCGTCGAGCGAACGCTGAGGTATCCTTGGCCGCTCGGAAATGTGAATGTTTTCATGGATGTAGGCCCTGTTTGAAACGCAGAAACCCCCAGCTCGGGAGGAGCCAGGGGTTCTTGTCTGCTAGGGTAGGGTTATGAGGGAGAGCGTGCTTTACGCGAAGAAATACAAGGAGTTAATCACTTCCGAGATGTCCAGAGCCCCTTGTGCCGGAACCTCTGGGAGTTTCTCCGCGTACTCAGGAGAAAGCTGGGCGGCTACTTCATCCCTGAAGGAGGTCAGCCAGCACTGCTCCTGGTACATCTCGACGAAGGCCCTTCGCAGGGACATCGCGAGGAACTCAGCATCCGCCGCGTGTGTGGCGTAACTGTCGTGGACCATCGACAAGCAGATGTCGGGCCGCCCCCGGTCGGTCATGTACTCGACGGTTCGGAGCATGTGGCCCGCGTCCATTGAGTGTACGAAGTTGGGGGCAATGGCCATTGCCATCCGGCGCTTGTTGATGCGTTCCTCCTGCCCATCCGCCACTCGAAGCTGAACGCGCTGCCCGAAGCAGAGCAGCTCGACCAGCCGGAGCTTGTCATCCCGGTAGTCTTGCCGGACGCGGAAGCCCGTGGGTGTTGTCCACTCCACAGGAACTCCGGCCGACGAGGCCACCTTTGAGACGGCCTGGAGCCAGTCCATAGCCGCCCGCGCAGCCACCACGACACGCCCCGTAGCGGCCCACAGGATGTGCGAGAGGTACTGCGCGGCGAGCGGGCCACCGGGGCCGAAGGGACTTTGCCCGGCCTTTTCTAGGGGCCGGATTGTGTCCTCGACGATCTGGTCAGCAAACCCCTGACGGGTTGCCCCGTAGGGCAGTGTCATCACGGGCCGCTTGACCACGCTCCGGGTGAGAACCGAAAGCCACAGGGCAGCCGTGGGCTCGCCTTGTGTCACCCGGCGCTTCAGCTCCTCGGCCGTGACCCGCATGACCTCCGTATAGATGTCGGAGGGGGCGGACGCGGGGAGGAGGTTCACGGCCTTGCCGCCGATGGGATCGCGCAGCATGGCCGAGAGGTGCTGGAGGCCGTTACACGAGCCGTCCATTGCGACCGGCAGGTGGGACACGAAGTCATCCCCCTCCAGCCGCGCGCCTGCCCACTCGAAGCAAAACGCGAGGAACTGGAAGGGCTCGTCCGCGTCCATCCACATGCGGTTACTGAGGGGGTCCTCAGCGACGGCGAGGATCGCCTCCTCGTTCTGCAAGACGAACGCCACCCGGTCGTCGAGTGGTATCTTGTCCTGCCCGAGGGTGTTCGCCCCGTGGACGGCCAGCCAGTAGCCGCCACCCTCGCCGAGCGTGCGGCCCTCCGCGAACTCAAGGAGCCCCTTGGAAAGGTCGTTTCCCTGGGGCTTCAGGAACAGTGGGAGGTCGTACACCCGGCCCCGGAAGTCGATGACCTTGGGGTACCAGAAGGCGGGGTACTGGCTCATGTCCTGCGCGACCGCAACCACCTTGTCGGTGGCGAGGGAGGCCGAGCGCGTCCGGGAGTTGGCTCCATGGATGCGCCGGGCTTCCTTTCGCCAGGCGTTGCGGCTGTCCTCATTCGTGTCGATGTCGTGAGGACGCGGCGGGATCGGGAGGAGTTGGGACGGCGGAAGCCCAGCGTCGGCGATGTTGTGCCGGCGCATGTGCTCGACCACCCGCAGCACCTTCTCATTGACCCGGTACGCAGTGCTCTGGAGCGCGTTGAGCGCCTCGAACATGCGTGGCATGGTCTCTGCATCGGCGTGCTTGATGCCGTTTGTGCCCCCGCCCTTCAGCATGAGGCGTGCCATGCGTCCGGGCCGCCAGTACCCGCCGCTGCGCATGGAAGTCCAAGGCTTGGGCGGGATCAGGGTCGGCATGAACACAGGGCGCAACAGCGACGTGGCTGCCCCAGCTTTCATCAGGGCGTCCGCTGCCTCGTCACTGAGCCGCACGGTGCGGTGCGTCAGCGTGCGCTGGCCCCGCCCGGATCGCTCGGTGTGTTCCTTGAGGAACCCGAGGGACAGGAGGGACTGAACGAGGAGGGCGCCGAGGCGCGTCTGCTCGGTCACGCTAATAATCTCCGCCACATCCATCGGCGAGGCGTCCGGCTCGTGCTCAGCACGCGCGGCGACCTGCCGGGCGGCCTTCAGGATCGCGCGGACCCTCTCGGATGTGTTGGAGGTGCGATCCGCCACCTGCTTGATCCTCGCCTCGAACAGAGCGCGCTCCTCCTTGCGCAGGAGGCGGGCGACCACTTCGACGCCGATGATACGGCCGATCCGGTTTCCCAGGCGGGCGAGTGTGACCTTATCCTCCCCTTGCGCGAGGAGGTCGAGGGTGCAGCGAAGCGCCACCATTGCGGCGTCTCGCGGCGGTAGGAGGAGGAGGCTCGCCAACTCGGGGGGCTTCTTGCGAACATTCCCCTCGGACAGGCGCGCGATCTCATCGCGGATCATGTCGGCAACCGGGTCGATCATCGCGGTGATGACGTACCGGCCTGCCTTGGTCACGCCCGCCTCGCCCCTCTCGGTGGCCTTCCGGTCAGCCTCAAGGCGCTGCTCGCGCCCGAGGACAACCATGTGGTCCTCCCAGAGTTCTTCCATCGAAAGTTCTGCGGGGGTCGGGGTGTAGGTCTGTGTGTGTGCCATAGGATTGTTCTCCTAGTTGTCAGGTAGTCCGATATTAACCAGGTGTCTAGGCTTATTTTCCTAGGCAGTCTGGGTGTGTCACCCGCCGCGCCACATCGGAAGCCGCTGGTGAGCAAGGGTGTTACCTCGCGCTCTGCACGCCGGGCGGGAGGGCCTTATGGCGCGGCGCTGGGGTTAAAACAAGGTGAAAGGTAGGTTCTATCTATCCGTGGAACCTAAATCCGCAGAAGTGGTGCGGTGGACGGGACTTGAACCCGCAAATCTCAATGGATACGAGCACCTAAAGCCCGCGCGTCTGCCGTTTCGCCACCACCGCGACACCTGTATGCCACGCGGTGCGTCTCGGCGCCACATGCGCGTCACAAAGAAAAGCCCCCTCAAGGTTTCCCCTGAGAGGGCTTCAAGGTGCGACACACACGAGGTGTCAGGAGGCGAGGAGGTCCCTCGCTTTCTGGAGGTCCCCCGGTTGCAGCTTGGCGTACCGGAGGGTCATCTTGATGTCCGCATGCCCCAGCCATCGCTGGACAAGCATGAGGTCTCGCGTTCTGGCGTACAGCCGGGTCGCGCAGGTGTGCCGCAGGGCGTAGGGGATGAACCCTTCGTCTTGCGTAAGCCCCATGCGCTCCCGGCAGAAGTCCCAGGCGTGGCGGATGATGGCCGGCGAGGCCCACATGAAGGGGAACTCGCCGTAGTGCATAGAGAGGGCGGCCGCGTTGACTTTGGCCCTGACGGTCATGGGGACCGTCCGGCTGACGCCTGACTTGGTGTCCCTGAAGGTCAGGAGGTCGTCCCGGATGTCTGGTGTGCGGACTGCACGTAGTTCAGACGGCCGGGCTCCGGTGTCCATGAGGATTTCCCAGAGCCTCGCGATGTCTTCTCCCCGATCTCCGGGAAGCTCATTTCGCGTGATCCTGAGAAGCTCCCTGAACTCCTCCTCGGAGATCACCCGGTCCCTCGTGTTGTCCCCTATCCGGGGAAGCTCAACCTTCGGGATGGACGCAAGGTTGCCCCTTCGGTGGAAGTGGGTGAACGCCTTCGACATGACGCAGACCTTCTGGCGGATCGTGGCCGGGGCGTACTCTTTCGAGCGAAGCCACACCACGAAGTCGTCGAGGTCTGCGTTGGTGATAGAGCCCAGGTCCTTCTTCGGCCCGAAGAACTCCACGCAGGTCGCCATGTTGGAGCGCACGGTGCGGGCCTGCCCGCCGTTGCTCCAATAGCGTTCCCATACAGCTTCGAGGGCGGCGTCGAGGGGAAGCCCCTTGGCATCCGTCCGTTTGCTGAAGGGTTCCGGGTCGAGGCCGTCGAGCAGAGCCGCCTTGACGCGGTGCTCGAACGCTTTGGCCTCGGCCACGGTGGCTTGTATCGTTTCCCGGTAGCGCCTCTTGTTTCCGTCCAGTGTGACTTGCACGTCCACTTCGAGACCATTACCGCGTGTGCGTATTGCCATGTGTGTGTTACCTCTCATTGTTGTAGCTCGCGAAGACATCCGCGATCCGCACAAGAAGCGCGCGGCCTTTAGGTGTCAGACGCAAGCGGTTCATCCGGTGGTCCACTGGATCGTCCAGCTTCTCCACCAGCTTCAGGCTTGGGCGGGAACCTTCCGGCCTGTCCTCTCCCGGCTTCGTGGACCCTAACCGGCTATCGGAAAGAGACCGGACGATCCGGGACAGGGTAGGCCGGGCGATGCCCACATTGTCGGCGACCTCCGCGTTGTTCGGCAGGTCTCCGGTGGCCACTTCGTGACGGGCGATGTAGGCGAGGACCGCGATGTATGACACCGGGAAGTCCTCTTCAATCACTCGGAACTCGTTGGCGATCCGCGCAAGAGCGCGAATGTCCTTTTGTGTGTACATGGTAGTCCCTCCTCCTTGTTGCAAGGTCGGTATGACCCCACCGCAACGGTTAACACTGGTGTGCTTGGGAGGCAAACTGAGAGGTCCTTTCTGGTCTCGTCAGCCGGTGCGCTACACCGGGACCATCGCCCCTGAAGGGGCTAGGTTTCGACCTGGCTGGTATATTAAGTCAGTAACAATCGAGCCACCGCTTGTCGCGCACGCGGCGTTTTGAGGCGATCTCCCACCCGAGCGGCGATACATGCGCAATGACTATCGTATGGGCAGGGAACCCGTCACCAAACTCACGAGTCGCTCGCCGCTTTGCGCCCCGAAGCGTTTCTCCTTCTGGGCAGTGAACGACGCGGCTGCGTGATATGGAGTGGTGTTGTGTATAGATCACATAGTGAGCCATGTGTGTGTGTCCTTGTAGGTTAACTGAAGGCATCTTCAGCGGGGTCTCTATTCCCCGGACCATCGCCGATCCCTTTGCAGGGACCGGCTAGGTTTCGCCTTAGCCGCCTTGGTAGATGCCAAGGTTGATCTCCAGCGCCTTGAGCATCGCGAGCGGCGCCTCCCGGAGGCCGTCGTAAGACGGGTCCGAGAGGTAGGCCCGGAAGTCAGCGCCGGAGCGGCAGCCCCACACGAAACGCACGGTGTTTCGAGCGGTGCGTGTCAGAGTCAGGTGGTAGGTACCGCTGCGGGAAGGAAAGTAGCCGCAGAGGATGTCTGAGGGTTTCTCAAGGTAGCTGTCGCCGGAGACCTGTGCCTCGCCGAAGACCCGTGCCTCGCCGAAGACCCGTGCCTCGCCGAAGACCCGTGCCTCGCCGAAGACCTGTGCCTCGCCGAAGACCCGTGCCTCGCCGAAGACCCGTGCCTCGCCGAAGACCTGTGCCTCGCCGAAGACCCGTGCCCCGCCGGAGACCCGTGCCTCGCCGAAGACCTGTGCCTCGCCGAAGACCCGTGCCTCGCCGAAGACCTGTGCCTCGCCGAAGACCCGTGCCCCGCCGGAGACCTGTGCCCCGCCGGAGACCTGTGCCCCGCCGGAGACCCGTGCCTCGCCGAAGACCTGTGCCTCGCCGAAGACCTGTGCCCCGCCGGAGACATTACTTGAGTTTTCAATGTATGCCATGTGTGTGTCCTCAGTGTTCTGACAGTCTCGTCAGGCGGGCTTATCCCGCGACCGTCGGGGCCACCCGAAGGTGGTCCCTAGGTTTCGACTGTGTTTATCGCTTCGCCCCTCGCCAAAGGTTGGCGAAGTCCGAAAGGTCCCACTGGTCATCCATTGGCGTTTGTCTCCGCCTGCCTGCGTTGTGCCACTGCGTTTCGAAAGCGGTTGCAGGCCGCCCAGAATTGCCTTGCGCGGGAGCTTGCAAAGCAGTGTTCCTCGCTGCCCGGCCTGCCGTACCAGTCAGAGTTCGAAAGGTCGTCGTCGAGGCGATCCGCGTAACTGTACAGGGCATCGGCGGCGAGTTCGAGTTCTTCCGTGGTGAGGTTGTTCAAGTCAGCAAGTTCGTATTCGCTGGTCATGTGTGTGTCCTTGTTAGTGGTCTCGTCAGTGAGGGCATAACCCTCAGACCACGGAAGTTTCCTCCCGTGGTTTCGACCTAGCGGCCTTCCAGCTCCTCCTCGAAGTTCCTACCCGCGTTGGTGTTGGCCGTGTCAAAGGAAAGTCCTTCTCGCTTTGCGAGGTGCCGCAAGTCGCACAGCATGTCCTGCAACCACGTCTGAAAGTCGTTTGCGCCCATGCTATCTCCGGGGCTCTCGACATAGGCGTGGAGGGCGTCCATAGCGCGGGCTGCGCGGTCTTCGTTATTCCAATCGTTGTGAAACACGTGTGTGTCCTTTGTGTGTGTACTGAAGGCATCTTCAGCGGGGTCTCTATCCCCCGGACCATCGCCGACCCCTTCGCAGGGACCGGCTAGGTTTCGCCTTAGTTCAGCTTCCCACGGTGCTTTCCCCAGAGGTCATGCACATTGTCAGCCGGTTCAGGGGCCTTTGCGGGCTCCTGCGCCTTCACCGGTGACTGCCGCCGCTTCCGCCTCTTGGCTTTCACCGGAGGGGCTGAAGCGTTGAATGCCTCTTGCGCCTTCCGCGCCGCCGTGTTCACCGCGAGGTGTCCAAAGATCAGCGCGAGGGACGTGAGGGCCATCACTGACCCGGAGAGCCACTTGGGAAACAAGGTGGAGACTTCGGGTTTCTTGAGGGCGTCCAGAGCGTCCTGAGCCGTCTTGACGTTCCCCGAGAGGGCGGTGTGTGTCGTCGTGTAGGTGTCTGCCTTCCGGATAGGCCCTTCGGCATCCGGCGTGGGCAAGGCGAGCAACGCCGCGTTGGCAGCCGCGAGGGTTGCCTTTGCAGCCGCGAGGTCAGCCTCATAGGCTTCCTGCGCCGGGCGATTGATCGAAGCGTTCGCCGCCTCGTCAAACTCCCAGATTGCGTTTGCGTTTGAGCCTGCATCCATCGCCGTGAAGATGATGATGGCAAGCCACGCGGAAAGGCCCGCACCGTGTGCAGCGGGGCCGGTCAGGGCTGCCGCCGCAAGTGGGGCCACAAGGGCAACGATCCCGCCGATGATGGCGAGAGGTTGTGACACTGGCCATAGGGCCAGACCCCAGCCGATTGCACCGAAGCCCGCGAGGGCCAGCGTTGCGATCCACAGGGCGATCCTTGCACCCGCGAAGGAGCGGGCACGGGGTTTACGTTTTGTCATGTGTGTGTCCTTGGTGTGTCTGTGAGTGGTCTCATCAGTGACGGCTTAACCGCCAGACCCCGGATCACTCCGGGGTTTCGACCTTTCATCCTCGGGAGCATAGCCCGGCCTCGATCAGGGCAACTGCTGTGCGGCCATAGTGGCCTTGAAGTCGCCACACGAGGCCGCTGTCAATCAAGGCTTGGAAGCCTTCGACAATCTGATCTTCTTCCAGCACTCCGCCCTCGTATTCCATGATGAATGTCACGCTGTCGAAGGGCGGCTTGATCTCGGTTATGGCTTCCGCCTCGCCGCGCTCAATGGCCCCCGAAACGTGGTAGCGAAGCCTCTCAAGAGGGTGCGTCATGTGTGTGTCCTTGTTGTTTGGTCTCATCAGTCAGGGCTTCACCCTGAGACCATCGCCAGTCCCCGAAGGGACCGGCTAGGTTTCGACCTTGTGTGTAGGTGCTAGGTAGCACCTAAATGGCCACGCCGCGAGCCGCGAGGTAGCCCTTTGCGAACTCCACTTGGTCCGCCGGGAAGTCCCCGGTTTTCGCGAAGTGTTCCGCCTGTCCGGCGACTTCGCACCGGATCATTTCGCACCATTTCAGAGCCCGGCTGTCGGTCCCATAGTGGCGCTTGACGTGCTCGCACTGCATCTCCGCAGCGGCCCTTTCGCCGTCCAGCGTGAAGGGAAGGTCGTACATGAGATGCACCGCATCGTGCCACGCCCGGAAGGCATGGTTGAAGTGTGCTTCGCCAAAGATGGTTCGATCACTCTCGCCATCCCACACGGTAATGAAGCCGTCCCGCTTGTGTGACTCCTTGAGGGCTTCAAGGGTCTCGGGGGCCACGGGAGCCGCCTTCCAGCCGGGAGCGTAGCGCTCTGCCATCAGGGCGACCATGAAGTTGAAGCCAGTATCAAGCGCCGTCACTTCGATTGTGTGTCCGTTCATGTGTGTGTCCTTTGTGGTTGTCTGATAGCCTCATCAGCCACCGCTTCACGGTGGGACCATCGGCCCCTTAAAGGGGCCTAGGTTTCGGCTTTGGTGCGACTTCAGGGCCGCGTTAATCGATTGAAGAGCCAACCGAGCGTGGACCCCAGAAGGAGGCCGCCCACGGTCCCCACAGCGATTGCGGAAAGGATGCTTGAAAGGTCTGTCATGTGTGTGTCCTTGGTGTGTCTGTGTGTGGTCTCATCAGCCGCCGCGTTACGGCGGGACCATCGCCGGCCCCCGAAGGGACCGGCTAGGTTTCGACCTAGTAGCCAACGGCCCAGCCTGCGATCAGCCCGTAGGTGATCGAGGCGATGGCCAGAGCTTCCCCTTTGACGCCGAAGCCCACGAGGGCCCCCACGAGGCAGATGCTGCCCGTGACGGCGATCAGGATGCGGAAGAGCTTGCTTTTCATGTGTGTGTCCTTGTGATTGTGTGCTTGTTAGTGGTCCCATCAGAGGGCGCATGACGCCCCTACACCGGCCCCGAAGGGCCAGTGTTTTCGACCTTGTGTGTGTTTCGCCTGCCACCTACAGGCATCTTCAGGGCACTTCAGGATAGGCAGGGCCGCAAGTCGCGGGGCCGTCCTCGGTGTGTGCCTACACACTCTCCCTCACTGGATGGCGTTTCGCATTGCTCACCCTGCCGGGTGCCTCGCTTGAGGGCCGCATCCAATTCCCCTGTGCCGTCCGACGCATTCGGACTAAGGGCGACCGCCACTGTTATCACGGGAGGCGATTGGCCCGTATCGAGTAGGCCGGGAGGCCGTCGTCGATGAATGTAAGCTAGCACCGACCTGCCGATCTGTCAAATCCCCAGCAACTGCAACAGGATGGGCCGGATTTTGGGGGTCGCGCAGGTGCGAGGTAAGATCAATATGCGCGGGCGCGGCGCGCGGGAAAAAAGATCGCACCTGCGATCATTGGCGCAGGCTGCGATTGACTACGTTTGTAGTCGATAAAAAGCCCCTTAAGGGGCTCGGTAGGCTGCTATTGGATACCATATCCAACGCGCAGGCCCGGATTTACTAGCTATCCAGAGGTAAGAGAGGCGCGCTACGCGGCGCGATGGGTGCCCGGCCTCGATTTTTGGGGCTGCCGAAGGCAGACCGAGGGGGCCACGGGGGGGGTAGAACCGTTCGCCGCCACTCAATAAGGCGCCTCGGATTTTTGCAACGGAAAGGTCGGCCGGCGCTAGTCCCCCTTGGGACCCCTCTTGGCAGGCCAGAAGGCGAACACCAGGCCGAACACAACGGCGGTGAGCAGCGTAGATAGCACAGTGACCATACAGGGGCTCCAAAGGTGGCGGGGAGCGGCCTATACAGCACTCAGTGGGCTGAGGGAAGTGTGGGCGGAGAGCTAGTTCCTCCCTCTCAGCCATCTCTCAGCGGCTCTCTGAGTGGTTACATCGACGGAGAACCACTCAGAGGACCACCGAGAGATGACCTAAAGAGGACCAGGCGTCATCTTAAGGTACTACCTATAGAGACTACCTAGTACATGACACAGGGAGGGGAGCTTCCCCCTGATAGGGTAGGGTTTTGGTAAGCCTTTGATTGGCTTGGGGTTTTCTCAGCGGGTAAACAGGCCGTCTTTTCGGGATTTCCGAACCGAGGAGAAGGGTTTGTCCACCGCCCCGATCTGGTTGGCGAGGTGCCACTTCAGCTCCCCCTGCCGATCTATGTCCTTGGCCTTCTCGGCGGCCTTAGCAGCGTCGATGGCCATGTGCTCGGTCCAGTAAGACACGGCACCGGCCAGCGCATCCAGCCGGTCGTCGTGGGCCAGGGCGCCACGGTCGCGTGTAATACGGGTGAGTTGGTAGAAGAGGCGGTACTTGGCCTGGTCTTCGATCCGGTAGCCCTGGACGAGCTGGTCATCCTCGCGGACGACGTTCTCCCCAATCACGAGGCGGTGCTGGTCCATGATGGGTTCTAGGGTCTGGATTATCCGCAGCTCCTTCATGCCGGCTGCGCGGACGCACTCGACTTCGCAGAGGTGTCCTGCGGCCCTCAGGTGGGGCTTCAGGAGGGCTGCGAACATCCCCTGGCCGAAGTTATCCTCGACCCGGATGAGGTGCACCCCGTAAGCCTTGGCGTCGTTGGCTATGCGGCGGAGTACGTGGTCCTCATATCCCCCCTGGGTCCCCACAACGCGGGGCACGAAGACCGTCCCGTTGAGGGCAGATGCGATTGCCCAGGAGGTTTCGTCAGAGCCCCGTCCGGCAGGGTCGCAGAACATGACGGTGCCCTGGTAGTCCTGGAACACCGTGTCCACGAAGGCAGGCGGGTAGAACCCATCCCCGTCGAGGCCGGGCACCACCACGTCGTTGAGCCGGGAGGCCGGCTTGGGACCCCATGCGACCGATGCTGGTCCCTTCTTGGGGTCGATGGACATGACCACGAGGTTCTTGAGCTTCAGCGGGTAGCGGTCAGCATCCGCAAGGCTGGTGTCTAGGAGGAACTGGAGGGCGTAGCTGGAGTTGCCGTTGGACAGGCGGCGCTCTCGGAGGTCGTCATCGGAGAAGCGGCGGGGGTCGAGCGACCGGCCGAACCGGAAGCGCCCCTGGTCGATCCCCTCGGTGACAAAGGGTGCCAGCCGGTGGCGCATGCGCTCCAGGTACACCTGATCGGGTACCTCGGAGGGCCAGATGCGAAACTCGTAGCCGCGCTCGGACACCCGATTGTAGAGCGACTGCTCCGTCTGAGGGGTGCCAAGGTAGATGACCTCACCGCCCGGCATGAGAACGCTGTCGAACTCCTTGACTAGCTCGTTGGTCTTGTCGCGCTGGCCCTGGGTGAATGAGTTGCCGGGGACTTCGATGTCGTCGGCGATGATCCGCGTGGCGCGGGAGCCCGTGAGCTGCCCGGTGATCCCCACGGATTTCACCGAGGGGGAGTGTTTTGCCTTCGCGGGGCCCACGTCGAACGCCACGTTGGCATCGCGTTGGCCCGGCCGGCTCATCAGGTGTTGGAGGATTTCGATCTCGGAGATCAGGCGCTTGGTGAAGATGGAGAAGTCGTCAGCGCGCTGCTTGGACGCCGAGACCACCATGATCGCCTCATCGGGGTTCCGAAGGAGGCACCAACACACGAAGGCGGACGTGATGTAGGACTTGCCGACACCCCGGAAGGCCATAATACCTTTGCGGCGGGGGCCGGTCTGTAGGTAGTCGGCGATGTCGAGCTGGATGGGTGTGGGCTTGGGCAGCCCCAGGTGCGCCCACACGATGGCCAGGAAGACCTTGAAGTCTTCAAAGAGGGGCCAGATTTCCGGGTTGCCGGCGTAGGTGTCCCGCCACCAGGGTTCCACCTGGAGGGCCTTGGGAACTTCGTCCCGTGTTTTCATGTTGTTTTCCGATAATAGACCCTAGGATCGCTCAGGATGACCGTAGGCGGCCTTCAGGCTGTATCCGCTACCATCGCATGGTAAAGGTCCCTGAAGGCCGCGTGCGGCTGTATTGAGCGGTTTTTGAGGGCTGCTAAGCGTTTCCAACCGGGCGGTCGTAGTCGTCACCCGCGTCTTCCGCCATGATGCGGTTCACTTGGTCAGCCAGGCGCGAGACGGCGCTGTTGTTCGCATCCCGTGCGGCTTCGATGCCGTTGTTCTTGAGGAACTTGATGGCCTCTGCAATGGCCCGAGGGTTCTTCGCAGTGACGCCCTCTTTGAGGGCCTCGGCGACTGCGCTGTGCAGCTCCTCCATCGCGCTGATGGGCGCGGCTTTGCTAGTGGACATGGATTAATCCTTGCGGACGGCGGCCTTAATCTCGGCCAGGTCGTCTTTGATGGTGCCCATCCGCTCCTCAACGCGGCCGAGTGCGATGGCCATTGCGCCGTGCGCGTTGGCGGTCTCGCGGTGGTCTGCGTCGAGGCGGTCGAGCTGTTGTTGCTGGCCGTCCACTCGTTGGTGGAGCCGGCCTTGGGCGAAGATTGCTCCAACGGCGCCGACAAAGCCGGATGCGCCGAGGAACGAGAGGACAGACTGAAGGTCAAGCATGGGTTAACTCGGGATGTTTTCGATGTTTAGGGTTCCGCGAACGCCGACCGGAGTGCTACCGTCAAATCGGAACGCGACGAGAGAGTACAGGACTTGCCCGTGTCGCAGGGCAGTTCTTAGGCTTTGGTTCGGCTGGGTCAGGTAGGCGACAGTCGGGGTTTCGCCTCCGCTTCCAGCCTCCAATCTAAACTCACCGCTTACCACGTTGTGGAAGTCGCTGGGGTTGGCGAGTGGTGCAGCGCGGACGTGCCAATGGAAGAAGCCACCGGTCCCAGGCCCGCCCGCGCCGTCCCCGGATATTTCGACGTAGGGGACCCTGTTTACTGACGGGTTCTGAACGTTGTCGAACACGACTGAAGCAAGGGTTGCGTCGGGCGCCCCAGTTGTAATGACGGCGGACCCTGTAGCTGTCTTGGCCCTGGATGCGCCGGAACCCCCGCCAAGCTCCGCATTGCCGTAGTACACCTTACCGTCTGTTGCGAAGGAGAAGTACCCGTTGGTTTTAGTCTCTTCGTAGAGCGGCACAGATGTTGGACCGAACCAGATAACCAAATCCCCTGCTGCGCCGAATGGCCCAAGCATGCGCAGGCGCTTGTTGTTGTTTACCGTGTAGATGGAGCCGTCGGCGTCCTCGAACACCGTGTTCGATCCGAAGTTTATGGCCTTCGCCATGAGGCGGATCATGTCAGCGTTGAGGGTGATTGCCGATCCGTTCCAGGTTCCAGAGCCCTCCTGCGCAACTGCCTCGACGGACGCCACGTTGGAGTTCGTGTTTACCGCCAGGAGCAGGCGAGCCACTGAGGCGTCTCCCGTCGCAAGGGCTTCGCGCAGGAATGTCACGGCGCTGGCCGCATCGCTGTACGGGACAGGCCTCGTCCACCCGGAAGGAACCTTTGCGCACTGGTACGCGGTCGAGAACAGGTAAGGCGAGCCTTCTCCGTTGCAGTGCGCGCGCGGCTCCACAGCCACGCTTGCGGCTCCGGCCGGCGCTTGAACAAAGCCGCCCACCCTGACCATGTTGTCCGGGTTTCCGTTTGAGGCCGAGTGCTGGGGGAGCGCAGCGGTGTAGCCGACTGGCTCACTGGCGAAGAAGTTTCCGGAGGCGTCGTAGAAGTCAGCCACCGCACTCACCCCCGCCAGCCTGTGCATACCAACGAGCGCGGAAATGTAGAGCCATTCTCCCGGAGAAACCTTCGGACGGAACTGCGGAAGAACCCGCGCGCCCTGAAAGATGGTGCCGGAAGCGGGCGTCCCGATGGCCGTGGTGAAGTGAACATTCAGCCCCCCAGAGCCGCCAAAGCCTGGGGTGTTCATTCCGCGAGCGATAGGCACGCCGCTGTTTCCGTCCCACGCAGCTCCCCAATAGGCGGTCCAGGGGCCGGCAAAGTCCGCGTTGACTATGAGGTTCTTTGCCCACTGCCGGGCGTCCAGTACGGCGCGGTTCTGCTCGATTGTCGTCGCGTTGGCGGCGTCTCCTGTCGCCCGCGCAGCCTGCTCCGCGAAGATTGCTGCATTCGTGTTTGCAATACCCCCCTCGGCTTCGTCTATGCGAACTAACAGCCCGCTTACTTGGGAGGCAGAAACTTCGTCCGCAGCGATCCGAGCGTTTCGCTCCTCCACTATATCCGCTTCGGCGGCTCCCACGGTGGCACTGAGCGCCTCTAGCTCAGTAGCTAGCGCCTCGCACTGAGACACCCTGGCGGCCGTTTCGTCGTAAACGAGGGCTTCAACCCCTTCGAGTTCTGCCGCCAGCGCGGTTGTCACAGATGCGTTCGCCTTGCGCCCCTCCAGGTCAACCGCCACTTCTTCCAAGGTAGCGATCTTAGCTAAGACCCCGTTGTCTGGGTCGTTTAGATTGCTCTCCAGAGTGTCTAGACGCTGTCCTGCTTCCAAGTCGGCTTGCGTCAGGGACAGGACATTCTCGGCCCGAGCCGACGCCTCTTCAGCAATAGCCTCAGCGCGCAGGAACGCCTCCTGACCGATGGCAATAGCCCTCTGCACCGCTTCGTTTTGTATGGCGGCGTCGATTATCTGGAACTCTTCAGCAGCAGCGATGCCGGCCGCAAGTTGGTCCTGTATCCATTGCGCGGTTATGTAACCGCCATCCGGGTTAAGGACCGAAACGTCTCCGTTCAGGATCGCCTCTTCGAGCTGGTCGATCATCTCCTGGGCGATGTAGAAGGTCTGGAGGTCGCCGGCGTTTAGGCTTTCTGCCAGCAGCGTTTGTCCGTCCGTGTACGTCGTGATCCGGTTGGCGCGGTCAGTGAGGCGCCGGATCGTAACCTTCACCCCCGGCTGAGGGACCACCAGTAGCTCGATCTGGAAAGCTCCGGTCCACTTATAGGCCACCAGCCGGTCATCGACGAAGGCGAATACGTGCGACCTGGAGAGGTATCCATAGGTGATGTCGAAGCGCGACTGAATACCGTCCGCTTCCCACCTGTTCAGGGATAGGGCCATGAGAATATATTCCTTTGAGAAGGGGCAAAGCCCCCTCTCGCTGGGAGAAGGGGCCTGCCTTAGTTCTGAACTTGGTCCTCGACGGAGCCTTCCTCGTCGGGGAGGAACTCAAGCGCCCGGTCGAGGAAGGCGTTTAGGACGATGTGGTTCCCAAGCGGAGCGAAGTGCTTGATGAGACCGTGGATGTCCTGCTCGGAGAACGGGGTCCCCTTGATGGGGTCCGTGAGAGCCTTCAGGGCACCATTTGGATTAAGGAAGCGGGAGTAAGTCGGGTTGCCGGTGAATGGATCGCCAGGAAGACCCGTGGCCCGCGTCTTGGTGAAAACGGGCTCCACGGGGGCACCTGCGGTTTTCCCGAGGTACAGGCCGAAGTCGATCAGGTTGGGCGCCAGTGAATAGTGCCCACCGTAATAGAACATGGCCTTGCCGAACTCTGCGCCACTGAGGCGCTCGGCATAGTAGGCGTTGCGTTCCTCTTCCGTGTCCTGAGCACCGCCCTGTGCGAGAACGCGCGCGGTGTAGCCGACTGCGCCGCCCAGAGACATAGCGAACATTTCCTGGACGGCGCGCATGTCGAAGGTATTGAGGGCGAACCCTGCGTGCTTCGAGAACGCGTTCATCGGGAAGTTCAGGAACTGGAACAGGAGTTGAGCGCTTGGCCGGTTCCGCAACCAGTACGCCTGGTGGCCGATGTCGCCTTCCATCACAAGGCGGTTGGCGTTCCGGTCGAGGGCATTGAGGAACACGTTGAGAGCCTCAGCGTCTTCCCACTGGTCGAGCGCCATGTTCGGGACGGCCTTGCCGGTGTCGGGAGACTGAGTGTCACCCCACTTCCGAAGCTCGCCGCTAATGCGCCGCCACATCGGAGCGTCAACGCCCAGGGCCGCCATTCGACGGGGGCTGTACAGCGGTTTTCCGTTGCGTGCGGCCTTCACCCAATCCTGAGCTTCCGCCGTAACGATGGTCATGCGGAGGAACTCCTGCATCGGAGTCATGCCGGACAGGCGGGCGGTCAGGTTAGCCTGCTTCCGGGTGAACCTGTCGATCTTGTCGAAGACACCTTGGGGGGCATCCTCAATCGACGGGTTGCTGCCGTCCGCGCGGTCTGCCAATTGGCTCATCCGCGAACGGAGTTGAGCGGAGCCGTGCCCCATCACAGTGTCCGCGAGGTAGAACAGGTTCTCGCGCACGGACGGGTCACCAGCGCGGGCCTGGCGGTAGTACCGCTGGAACTCAGGGAACATCCCGATCATCCTGAAGACGTTCACGCGGGTGAGCGCGGCCCCGACTTCAGAGCCGGCTAGGAAGACCGTGTTGTTCATCAGGTTCCCGAAATTCAAACGCCGAACCTGGTTCGCAAACCAGGTCCAGTGCTTGTTACGCATCAGGTCCTCGGGCGGCCGGCCGATTATGGCGTCGAGCGTGAGTTCAAGCATCTCTGCTTCGCGCTCTGCCCGGCGCTGCCTCTTGGGGTCCCTATCGGACTGCGCCCTTATCTTCTCAATCTGTCCACGGATTTCCGCTTCGGACCCGAAGCCAGCCCGGAGAAGCCCGGCGTATCCCGAGATGTTCCGGGAGTAGGCCGTGTACAGGCGCTCCACGTTCCACTCAAATATGTCCAAGATGTCCGCGTCCAGCTCTGCGTCGAGCTGCATGTTGATGCGAGGGCGCGCTCGGGGGCTCTCGGCGGACTTCTTCTTGACTGGGGCAATGAGGTCGAGGAGCATTTCCATCGCCTCCTCTTGGTCAACTCCGAAGGTCTCTCCGTCGTTCAGGGCGTCCCGAACAATATCCTTGGCGGCCTCTCGGTCGTCCGCAGTGATCTTCCGGTACGGGTTAACCTGCCCCCTTGCTGGGTTCATCAGCTTGTTGACCGTATCGGCGTACTTCCGCCCGACGCGCCAAGCCATTTCCAGGCCGGACACGGGGTTTGGCTGAGCCGCCCCGAGGTCGTCCATGCGCGGCTGGTTGGATCGGTAGATTACGTCGCCAATGCGATTACCGAGCTTGTTTAGGTTGCCCCGGAATGCGGGGCTGAGGGAGGTCTTGTCCCACCCCTGCTTGTTGAAGCGGCGAGGAATGTACGCGGGGTCGTATTCGACATCACGCCACTCTTCGAGACCACGGTAATCATCGGCCGGCTCTGGGGCCTCGGGAGTTTCCTCCGAAGATTTCCTTGCGGCCATTCCATCTGGGGTCTGAGCTTTCTTCGGGATGATCTCAATATCAACCTTCCCTCGCCGGATGCCCTGCCAGGCTTCGTTCACGTCCACGCTGTCGCGGATGAACGCGAAGGAGGAGCGGACGAGCTTCTCGCCGTTCTTTCCAGGGATCGTCCAGGAGCCGACGGTGGCCTGGTATCCGTCCGTCTGGCCACGGGCCATGAGGAACTTCTGGACCCTTTCGTGGCCTGAAGCGGTCTTGCCGGCCGCTGCTTTCTTGGCGCCCTCGAAGGTGACGACATCGTGCGCGCCCTCCTTGAGGACACGCTCGACCGAACGCTGCGCAAACGCGAATGCTCGCGCGATCTCGGTGGGAGATGCTTCGGGGTTGTCCGCGTAGAGCTGCGGGTTCCCGTCGCCGTCGAAGTTGTTATCGACGTTCTTACCCCAATCCCAATTGACGATTGCCTCGCCGTCGCCGTAGTCCTCAACCCATACGTACACGGAGTTTTCGCCCTCGCCGAGCCTGGCGTACTGGAAGCCGTCCAGGCCGGGGCGTTCTGAGAACTCGCCGGTCTTTACGTTGGCTTCCCACCAGTCGTCGTCGCGGAACAGCCGCAGGTCGGTTCCGAGGCTGGCCGCCATCGCGGCTCCCCGGCCGGACCAGAGGTCTTCCTCGGGCACGTCGAACTGCTTCCAGGGCGGCGTCTGGCGGCGCTGTTGCTGAGACAGGCCGATCCGGGCCTCCACCAGACGCGCTTCGGCCTCGGCAGCCGTGGAGAGGTACTGGTAGTGGGGGTCGGCTCCTTCTTCGGCGTCCTTGAGTTCATCGAGGAGCTGTTCAAATCGAGCCTGGTCCCTGCCAGGCTTCTTGGAGAGTTCCAGTAACTCATTGTACAGCGTGTTTGCCCGCTGAAATTCCTGCACCGCCCGCCCGTTAAACTCCGCATCAGAGGCGAACGTGTAGCCGCGCTTCTGCTGGAGGACGTGGTTCAGCTCGTGCAGAAGCACGCGAAGGCGTTGGGGCCGCGTAAGGCCCTCTCGGACAGCAACCAGCTTCCTCGAAGGGAATGCAAGTCCTTCGAGATTGTCCATCTCAATGATCGCCATGAGGCTGCGCGCCTGAAGTACCACCTTGCGAAGGTCGGGTTCCAGGTTCAGCAGGCGCTCGCCCTTGAAGGCATCTCCGAGCTTTATGGGGCCCAGGAGGTCGTCCACGAGTTCGCCTTGCGGCTGGTCGATTTCGGACATCCACCCGCCTTCCGGCGAGCGGCCCCATCCCGTCTCCTTCCAGATGGTGTCCCGGTCAGTGCCGGACGCTTCCATCTGTACGGCTTTCTTGAGGGCCTTATGGTCGGCGCCCTTGCTCTCGGGACCGATGAACAAGGCAATGCCCGGCGTCTCTCGCTCCCACTTGCGGAGCTTGACGGAACCGCGAGCGCGCCCAAGGGCGATCCCAATGCCTGCTCCGAGTAGCCCTACGCCGGCAGAAGTTTCTTCCGAGGCGTCGAGAAGCCACGCTGCGATCCCGGCAGAGGCGCCAAGACCGACTGCGGCGACTGCGCTGTCTTTGGCCGCGCTGGGGCGCTTGTCCCTGCCCTCGTACTGCACCTCGGCGAGGTACTTGTCGTAGAGTTCGGCGGCTTCCTTGAGGGATTGTTCTTGTCCCGCCATGTCGTCCCTGGTGGGGCGGCGAGCGAGCACGAGGCCCTCGTCTGCGGTCTTCGGCCGCACGCGGCTGCCGTAGCCGCTGTCCAGGTCTTCGACCACGGATGCCAGAAGGCGGCCTTCCGGCGAGGCGTCAGGCGCATCCTCAAGCGCCCTCGCCAAGCGCTCCAAGGCATCGACATAGCGAGCCTGGGCGCCTTCCATAGACCCCATTGAGAACCCCTGGAGAACCTTGCGGGCACGCGCGGCGGCCTCAACGATTTCCAGAGGGACATCCGGGGACGAGAAGGCAAGTGCCTCAGCGGCGTCCACGTAGCCTTTCAAGGCAGTCCTGAGGTCAACCCGAGTCGGTGGCTTCGGGCCTGCGGGCTTAGCCGGCTCGATGACCTGCTGGGCCGCGCCGCGAACCATAGCGATCTTCTCGTTAACCGAGTTGACGCGCTGAGGGGGGACGACGGGCTGCGGGGCTTTCGGTGCCGGGGTCTGCTTGGCCTTGGTCTCGTCGAGGCGGTCCTTGGCGAACTTCCCACGGATGTCGGCAATGGCCTTGTTCTTGGTCTTCGGGCGCTCGCCGCCGACAAAGCGCTCGGCAACGGCCTTCACCTCGTCGGCCTTAAGCCGCTCGACGCGCGCGAGGATTTCCTCGAACGTCTGGCGGTCTGCACCAGCGGCGAAGAGGCCCTCGGCGAGGCCGTCCACAGAGTTCTCGACCTGGGGCACAGGCACCGGAGCTGGGGGCTCCTCGACGACGGCGCGCGGAGCCGGCTCCGGGGCAGCTTCAGCAACCGGACGGAAGGACTTGCGGCCGAAGTAGTTCGGCTTGGTGGCGCTCGGTGCGGGAGGTGCCGGAGGCGGCGCGTCGGGATCAGCGAGAGGCACCGGGGCGGTATCTGCGCCGCTCCAGGGGGCCTCATCAGCCACCACTGCGTCTCCCTCCGCGCGGGCGGGTGGAGGCCCGTCCCCGTCAAGGCGGAACGATTGGCGCCCGAAGTAGTCGTTCTCGGCCTCAGGCGCAGGCGCTTCGGGTGCCGGGGTCTCGGGGACTTCATCAGCTTCCGGGGACGGGCCTCCAC